GGGATGGTCGTCCACCCGATATGCACACCAGCGTATCGGGAACGCCCGTCTCGTTCAAGATGGGTCTTCTCACGCTCAAAAGCGTGAGGAGCTAACCACTTCTTGAACGCTCCGTACCCGTCCAGAGAATCTACAGGCTTCGTCTGCCGAAACACGACAGAACGAATCTGAGGCCTCTGGAGGTCCGGGTGGTTCCGTACAGCAAACGGACCATCCCAGGACCAAAGTGCGGAGACCGGAGTACCCACGGGAGCACGCGGAATGCGGGGAAGAACTTCACGTATGAAGTCTTCCGCCACTTTCGCTACGCGGAACCACCCAGCGCCAAAAGCGTTGTTGTGGAATGCGATTGCTCTATCGAGGGCCTTCGGCTGACGCGTTGTCCTTGGAAACGGCGCTCGGAGGCGAAAAACCGAGACGTCGTGACCACGGAACCAGTCACTTCCGCAACTTTCACGGAAGTGGCCGTTTGTGAAGCTCTTTCGAGCATTCACCTTGAGACCATAAGTCTCAAGCCGTCGGGACAACAAATGTGCGACTGAGTTCGGGACGATCAAATCGTCACCGAACACACGCATTTCAGGAAGACCTGAAATGCGTAGTTCCGATGGGGCGATCCCAGCACTCTCAGCATATGCGATCGACTCGATGATGAAAAACACCATCGATTCGATAGGAAAGCATAATGCTGACCCCATGCTGGCGAACTTGCGGAGGCTAATAACAGATCCATCAGGGAGCGAAGCTCTCTCGGACCTGCATGCCAGGACGCACTCCCTTAGAAAGGGAGTAGAACCTAGCAGGGCCTCCACAAGTTGAAGTGAAACGCGATCTGAGGCCTCGGAGAGATCGAGGGTAGCAAAGCTACCATCGATACTCCCTCTCCGAGCCAAGAGTCGGTTAGGCTCTTGGTCAGACCAATCGAAGATACGGGCCAAAGGCCAGTACTTCGGCTGGTGCAGAACCTCAGTCATCACGTGAAGGATACCCTGCTGGACATATTGCATCCAGGAGGGCTCCATCGCAATGATGCGCGGGGACTTCATCGTCTTCGGAACCAGAGCCACCCTAACAGGGGGCTCAAGCTCCGAGGGCAGGACAGAGAACTCCTCATGATGGTCAAGGACCTCATGGGGATTCACCGCAAGATCTTCCCACCACGGGAAGACCTTATTCAGGCGCTCTGTCCAGGTGCGGTTGCAGTAACGTGAGTTATAAGACTCACGTGTTGCAAGCGCTCCCGAAGAATGTCGTGGGGTCCAATCTCCAGACCAGAGACGAGATTCCACGGCGCGTAGGAAAGAACCAAGAAGGTTCCTACTACACTCACGGAAAATGGACAAGTCCTTTTCCGCGACTTCTTCGAGCCCTTCGTCCGTTTCGACGTATGCTCTGAGAGCATCAGCTTCTCTCTTCTGTGAAGTGGGGAGTTCGATCTTGCTTACGAGCAGCAAGACCTGCCTCACAGATTTGATTACTGTGGGGTCTGCGTCGAAGCGGAGCGAACCATCGGAGTCGAAGATTCGGCAAAGGAAACCCGACAGGAATGCCGGGAGACCGCCCTTTCTACGGAAACCGCAGAAAAGGTCGGAGCCGACCGAACCTCGAGAGATC